ATAATTATTATTGCCACTATCATCTTTGGCATCATATGCTTTTGAAACAAAAGCGTATTTTTCTAAAATTGTGTTACTTGTACCTGTCCACAAACCATCTTCGTCAACTACAACAATGTGTAATTCATCGTTGGCGCCACCACGGCTAGCAACATATGAGGATGTATTCGGAACTGCATTAAATTGTGTTCTGTATGGCCATACATTAAATGTGTTAGCGTCGGCCATTGAAACAAGAATGCTATTACCTAATGTGCCAGCGTAACGTGCTGCCCATCCACCTGTGGCACCATATTCGCCATCAGCATATCCTTTATGATTATCAACATAATCGTCTTCGTTTTTAATCAGTAAACCTGAGCCGTTTGCTGTAGAGTTTAAAGCACCTAAACCTTTCGTGCGAACGATTTTGAGATTATTTCCATATGCTAAAAAGTTTGCGGCAGAGAACCAATATTCATAATTATCTTCATCTGGTTTATTAAATAAATTTACTAATCGAACCTCGTCAGAAATGCCTGTTACAACATCGATTGGTCCCCAATTAAAAGGTCCTACAAAAGCGCCAGTAGAAGTGGCAACTGAAGGAATAACTGTAGTCAGATCAACTTCTGATACATTCACTCCAGGTGATAATTGAAATGCCATTGGATTTCTCCTTTTATTGTTGGGTCAATATTCTTTTATTGTCTATTTAGTTTTTTATAAACTTGACGATAAATAACCGGTTGGTGGCTCCCACATATCTCCATCTTCAACTTCCATTTCTTTGCGTAGTCCATCTTCAATAAAACCAAAAGGCAACATACTTTCCTCACCTAGCATTTGCTGTTCTTCTAGCATGATCTTTCTGATGTCAATTCTTGTCTCATCTTTGAAGAATGTCTGTGCTGTAAGCCACGCATAAAGCACCAAACCCATCACGATGTCGTCATTGTTGCCTTCTTCAGCAGCATAGGTGTCTCTAGTTCGAACAAAAGTGTTCAGTTCAGCAATGGTGTCAAAGTCATTAATGATCAGCTTATCGTTCTCAATCAGTGTCTTGAGGTTAGCACATCCGATTTTTTTGACTGATTTGGTTGTCTTTACTCCAAATGCTACTGATCGTTTGAAGCCAGCAGAAATACTTTGACCTTTGATGTGATGATGTTCTAACTTGTAGATATTCTCATACTCTAGATCATAGTGTAGAATGTCAACAACTTGCTGACCGACATTGTTGGTTTCAATCAATACGTAGGCTTGATTGTACCGGTTAGCTAATGAGTAAATAACTGTAGGTAAAAACAGCAGGGGCAGTTTATTGTTACGATATCTGGCTACTTGTTTATAAGGTGCTTCAGTAGCATCTAAAACGTTAATGGTGTGATAATCTAAACCTACACCCTCAGCACAATCTACGGTAGCAATATAGATACGTCCTGGGCGTGAGTCTTCATATACAAACAGATTTCCATCATCTTCAATTCGCATTGGATCATAAAAGCCAAGCGAACGCAACTTAGCACCTGAGATAAGTGTAGCCGACGAACCGATGAACTCTGTCTCAAACTCTTGTCGAAACTGCTCTTCAGAGGTGTTTCGTATCGTTTCTTCTTTCCACTTCTCATCACGACCTGGCACTTGTGACCAGTGAATCTCAAGTGTTTTGTAATTTGAACGTTTCTCAATCGCATCTGTCCACATTTTGTAGAACAGATTCAAACCGTTCGGCGTAGAAACAATGATTACTTTTGACGTTTTACCAGAAGAAATGACAGGGTAAGTAGATGTAAAAAAGTCTACGGCCATGTTGTGTGGCACAAACGCAAACTCATCAAGAAAGATTAGATTGTATGAACCACCACGAACACCTGCTGCTGATGTTGCGTATGCGTAAATCTTTGAGCCATTTTCAAGTTCGATTGATCGTTTATTCCAGTTGATAATACCTTGCTGAAGCCACATAGGTAAATGCTCATAGGCTTTCTGTATCTTAGCCAGAATATCTTGAGCAAGTTGAAGTTTGTTGGCAAGAATACCAATGACAAACTCTTCATTGAACAATGCTGACCACAACATATACCCAACAGTGGTAGTTGTTTTACCAACTTGTCGGGGCATTTTTGCGATAACAAAACGATTATTGTGAAACTGTGTGACCATATCTTCTTGAAATGGCCACATGTCGAAAGGCACAAGACCTTTATCTACGTTAACAATCTTAACATATGTACGAATAAAATATACCGGATTTTCAGCACATTTCACAATTTCTTTTAGTTGCTCTTCAGTGTAGGATAGTTCAACACCGACTCGTTTGAGTCTCGAATTACCAAGGTATCCGTCATCCATTTTTTATCGTGTAAAACTTTTTAGCATCCAACCATGTTTTTGATGAGCATCTAAAATATCTTGTAAAAAGTTACTTACAGCCGGTTCATCGGCCGCATCAGCAAGTGCAATACCTGTACGCAATTCCATAATGTACTTATCATTATCTTGTGCAAGTTCTGACATCATAATAAGTGATGATGGAGTTGCTGCCAATTCATTAATTTTCGAAAGTTCTATCATTCTAGCTAATGTGCTTGGTGCGTATGAATTTAACGCACGAATATGTTCAGCAATGCTATCTGTTTGTTTAAATACTGCTTCGTAAAACGCGCCAAGAAAATTATGATACTCGGCAAAGTTAGGACCCTCTACGTTCCAATGATAACCGTGCGCTTTAAAGTACAAGCCAAAGTTTGTACCCATAATTATTTTCATTTGTTCGATTAGTTGTTCCATAATTTTATTTATTTCCTTTTATCATTTTAAGTAATTCGTTAGTAGAACCAACAAAGACTGCTTTATCTATATTAACTCCTTTGTTAGATTCAGATTGAGGTACAAGTTCTTTTTTACGTTTCTGAATTTCTAACAAGTCTTTATTCATCTCGGCCAGATTCTTCATCATTGTGGCTAAGACTTCATATGCTCTTGGTGACTCTGACTGATTTGCAACAAATGATAATTCATCTAGTGCTTTATTACCATTATTAATAAGTTTACGCATATTGCTACGAGCAAACTCAGCATCAGCATCAATCTGATTTGTTGATTCTTCAATTACAATAGGCAATGTTTCTACTGTTTTTTCTTTAATAGGTTCTATATCAAAAATTTCAGATAAATTTTTATTTAATTTTTTCATAATGTATCAGGCCATTCTTTAATTGTTTCGATAAAACCAAAGTCTTCTGGTGGCGCAGCAGTGTTTGGTTTAGGTTCTGTAATTATTGCAACGGCATTAATTGAACTTATATCAGTTGTAGATACGTTATACTTAGCACCAGAGTAATCACCAGACAAAGTATATCCAGATTCAATGTACTTATTGCCGCCAGTAATTACCAATGTGCCTAGCGAAGTATTACTAAAATACTCTACTGTGCCCAAGAAACCATTAGCTGAATCACGAATCGTTTCTCCTGTGGTAAATACATTATTACCATTAGCGTAGTCAACGTAAACTTTTTGTATAAGTTGAGAAGTAAGATCAATATTGAGATTTGTATTTGCTTGATGAATAATTTTGTTAGATTTAACAGGTGGCCAAATAAAACTCTTAGCAGTAAACGTTAAATCCCACATAATTATTCTTGTCGTACCGTCAGATATTCCTCCTTCATAGTCAACTGTAGATGATACAGAATTAAGTATAATTGGCACTGTGTACTTCTGATTCATTGCGGGTATAAAGTCTACCACAACACTGAAGTCTGGTGTAAAAAACGGTAAAATCTGTTCTAGTATTTGTGTGCCATCTTCGGTATTACGAACAAAAATTGAAAGACTAAACTCAAAATTGTATGGCACAGGAACATATTGTGTGGCAACATTTGTGTTTGTAGTAGAAGCAAAGTTTTGTAACGTTGAAATCTGTTTACGACTTACATCATACTCAAGACTGTCAAGATTAAATGACATTCTTGGTATTACAGAATTAACCGATTTAATTAGATTCGGATCAGAAGTAATCTGTGTTAGATAGCGTTCTTTGGGTCCATATGATAACGGCACTTTCAGTTTTTCTTTTGCTGTACCAGACTGCGTGTATCGAACAATCTCAAGATCATTAAACATTGTGCCAAATACAACCACCATTTTACGAATAGTACGATGATAAAATTGAGCATTACCTAACATTAAGGTTCTCCAAACGGATTTACTTCGGTAAAGTCAATAATGCCATCACTAGCTGCTTCGACACGTGCGTTGTCAATAATATCTTCGAATGGTGTATTTTGTAGTGGTGCATCAGATGCAATTGTCACCGTCCATTGAGCAGAACTTGTGTTACCTTTTACGTTGGATGACGTAGTAAAATCA